TTGGCAGACTAACATGTCCCTTGACGCCAATGGAAATTTGGGTATACTTGGAACAGTGGACGGACGAAACGTCGCTGTGGATGGGTCCAAGCTTGATGGTATTGAAGCTGGCGCTACAGCAGGTCTACCCTCAACAGGTACAATGACAAGCCTAACCATCGGTGCAGGTGTAACTCTAAAAGAGTCCACTGACCGACCAGATCTCCTACAGATTGAGTCGCTTACAGGAACTTGGTCTGGTATGCAGATTTATAATAGCGTAGACAACCTCCGTTGTAGCTTCTTTTGTGATGGTACAACAGCAGGCTTTTATGATGATGTTGTGAACCAGTGGATGTGTAAGTTTGAGGCAGCGGGTCAGGTAGAACTCTTCCACGCTAACTTAATTAAGTTTGCAACAACCTCCACAGGCATCACCGTAACAGGTGACGTCAACTCAACCTCTGACCGTGCTCTCAAAGAGAACATTGTAAAGCTGGAAGACCCGATTGTCAAGCTAAGGGCTATCAATGGCTACACCTATAACTTCATCGAAAACGGTGAGCGTTCTGTTGGTGTTATTGCTCAAGAAGTCGAAGCTATTCTCCCTGACGCTGTAAGAGGTGAAGAGGGTGAAAAGACAGTAAACTATAACGCTCTGATTGGTCTTCTTGTGGAAGTCAACAAAGAGCAACAAAGTAAAATAGAAAGTCTAGAGGCTCGTTTAGAAGCCCTAGAAGAACGCCTAGTTTAACTCGAAAGGAAAACGAAAATGGCTATTCAAATTAGTGGAACCACTGTTATTGACAACAGTAGGAACCTTACAAACATCGTGGCACTTAACGGTACAACCGTTTCTCTTTTAGCCACAACCACGGGCACACAGACCCTTACAAACAAGACACTTACATCACCTACTCTTACATCACCTACTCTTACAGGTACTCCAACAGCACCTACAGCTACCCTTGGTACAAATTCAACACAGATTGCCACGACAGCCTTTGTGCAAGCAAGCAAAGGTTGGGTTAGTCCTGACTTCACAGATACTATTACAGGTGCAGCAACTTGGGACGGTAATTTAACAACAGTGGCGCATGGTCTTGGCACAATACCTTCATTTGTTTGGGGGTTCTTGCGTTGCAGGGTAGCTAATAGTGGCTATTTGGTGGGGGATAGAATCTCTGCCATGACGGGGCTGGGAAACTCTCAGGCTATTGGTATGTCTTACGATGCGACTAATGTTTACCTTGTCTCTTTCAACCCCGTATACTTCCGAAATGATGGGGTAGTATCCTTTGTAGTAGACGACTCATTTTGGGATTTTGAATTGGAGGTTTGGGCATGAGGGTAACTAGGCACGTTTACCGTAATGGAGAATACGCTGGCGTTTTCCGTGGTGAGGAATCTGACCTAACCGCACAGGGTTTTGTAGAAGGATCACCGAGAAATCAAGAGGAAATAAGCAGCTTGCGAGCTGAGTCTGTAAAGCAAGAGTTGGATAATCAGAACAGCGTCAACAGGGTGCTGCTCAAGATTGGCTTCTTACAGGAGAACCGCATCCGTGTACTTGAGGGGCAACCTGAGATTACAGCAGCCCAATTCCGCACTTGGGTAGACGCCCAAATCGAATAACTTAACTCTAACCAAGGAACTTACATGGCCAAACTAACAAAATCCCGCTACCGTAAGAAAACAGAGAACTCTGTAACAGAACTCTATAGTTTCAACGTGGTTCCAAAGAACCAAAAGCAGGACCTCCTAATTCGTTCTATTAAGGAAAACCCTATTGTCGTGACTATTGGTTGCGCTGGAACAGGGAAAACTTATTGCAGTACGGGCACTGTTGCTCACCTCTTTCTTAAGGGTGGCTACGACCGTATTGTACTTACGCGTCCAAACATCGCAACGGGTAAGTCTCTGGGAAGTTTTCCCGGTGATATCAAAGATAAAATGACGCCGTGGTTGATGCCTATGCTTGAAGTGCTACGTAAGGCATTGAAGGGTAAGTATAACTATATGTTGGAGAAGGGTCAGATTGAGATTCAGCCTTTGGAAACCATCCGAGGCCGTTCTTACGAGAGGACTCTTATTCTTGTAGATGAGGCACAAAACCTTACAATGGATGAACTTAAGGCCATAACCACCCGCATTGGTGAGAACTCTAAACTGGTTCTAATGGGTGATCCGGCTCAGTCCGACCACAAAAATGGCCAAGACCTACTTACTTTCTGCAAGAAGGTGAATGACGCAGGTATCGGTGTGCCTGTAATCCAGTTTAATGTCAGCGAAATTGTCCGCTCGGATATCGTAGCCGACCTAGTTAGGCTCTTTATGCAAGAGAGTATGTAAACTGCACCAGAGAGCTATAGGGTGCAACTCTGTATATAAGCCCCCATCTAACACCCTAAACGTTGCCCTCTGTGGCTCTCTGACAGTATTTCACTGTATTAGATAACTCTCAAGATTGGAGAAAATCATGACTACCTACCTTTACAACGGGAACCTTATTGCGGCTCCCGTAACCTTTCTGAGCAATAAACCTGTCTTTGCTGTTGACAGTATCTCTCTAAAGCAGTATAGAACAGCCCAAGACGCCCAACGATGGGAGGTTTCCTTCGGCGCTTTGACAAACGATAACGTTGCGGAAACCTTTTTAGCTTCTATTACTGAAATGGACGCAACATCTTCTATGATCATGCCTCAACTTAAAGAGGTAGATGATCGGCGAACTGCGTCAGGGAGTATGGTAGCTGCAGCGGAAGCCGTAGCTGGTGCCGATACAGTAACCTTTGCACTTTCAAACACAGGACTGCTACCTAAAGGCTCTTTTGTTAAGTTTGCCAACCATACAAAGGTCTACATTACGACGGCTGACTTTATCTTTGGCTCTAACACTGTTTTGAATATCTTTCCAAAGCTGGTGGCAACGGTTCCGAGTTCTACTGCCTTTAACTATGGTAGCGGTTGTGTTTTAACCTACTTCCGCAGCATAAATAACTCAGCAGGTATCACCTACGTAGATGGTGTTCTAGCAGATGTTGGGACAATCACCGTTGTGGAGGCAATCTAATGAGAACTTACTCTGCCGCAACCCTAGCCGCCTTAGCCGACGCAACTGTTTCTTTCTTTTATTTAATAGAACTTGAGTTGAACAACGCTACTTACTACTTTACTACCTACCCTCGCGACCTTGTGGTTGGGGGCCAAACGTATCTAGGTAATGGCCTAGTACTAGACACCTCCACACCAACCCAGAATACTGTTGTGAACCGTGCTGCCTACACCCTAACCCTCGCTGATCCTAACGATGAGTTGAGAACAGAAATAAAACAAGGTATTGTTGGTAAGAATCTCAGAATTCGGGCTGGGTTTGCAACTGAAGCAGCAGGTCCGTTACTTGATGAGGCTGATCTGATCTTTGCTTACAGGGGTTACATTGACTCTCCAAAGACTACCAACGATTTTTACTCAAAGGTAGTAGTTTTAGAAGGTTCTTCTCCTATGTCTGATCTCGATCTAGTAAAACCGTACTTTACAAGTAAGTATGGTGTAAGTCAATTTGACCCAACTGACACCTGTTTTGACAGGATTTCAGAGGGTTACGCAATTCAAGTAAGGTGGGGTAAAATCTAATGCCATTTTTTCAATTTGTCTTCGCTGTTGCTGTAGGACTTTATACTTCTTCTAAGCAAAAAGCCGCATTAAAGAAGGCCCAGCGGGAACAAGAAGCCGCCGCTGATAAACGACGCGGTAGTGAGTTTGAGGTAAAGAATGATGTTATCTCTTTACCTATCGCTTACGGTCGAACAATTATTGCAGGGGTCCAGTATGACCACCGCGTGAGCAAAGACTATAACTATGTGGTTCCTGAAAACGGCACCTATATCTTTGACTCTCAAGACCTCATCCCATCGGTTGTTGATGAAAGACTAGACTCAGGGTTTTCTCTAGCAACCTTCTTTGACCGCTTTGCACTTCTTGGTTCCATCTACTCTCTCCTTGAAAATTTGACTGAGGAGGAGAATAAGACAGACAAGGGTGGATTAGCTGCCACAGTTACCGGGACAAAAGATGAGTTTCTGTTCTGTAAGCGAGCAATTTGTCATGCAGGTATCAGTGAAGTGATTCATGCTGTTGTTGATAACAAGGCTTACAGCCATAAAGACTATAAGTTTGGTCAACGATTTGTTGTTTACCCTAACGGAGGTCCTAGTGCCCTTCTTCAGGATAACGGCTACCCTGATTCCGAGTCGTTTACTAACGTTTGCCATGCCGCAGAGGTCTTTCGCCTAGACCGTGAAGAGGCTAACTACAGTTCAGCCCCTCAAGTCCAGTACCTTGTCAAGGGTCAGGCGGTCTACTCTATCGAGGAGAACGTTGGGGTCTACACCCTTAGTGCTTCTAAGGCTTACAGCAATAACCCTGCCTACGTCTTGCTTGACTACCTAACCAACACCGTTTACGGTCGTGGTATGCCCTTGTCAGAGATCAACCTTGAAAGCTTTTACAACGCTGCTCTGGTTTGTGACACAGTTGTTCTAACTGCAGCACAGGTTGCAGGTAATATTTGGGGTTCACGCCCTCTTTCTCGCTACCCAACTTTTGCAGACTTTCCTAATCCAAATGCTTTCGGCTTCGAAGATATCTTGCTGATGGATGACCAACTGAATGTGCCTTACTACTGGAACAAGGTTAGTGAAGATGAGGATAAAGGAACTGTAGTTGGTGAGTTTGTGGCTACAACACTTCCTACTGCCGACATCAAGCTTTTCGAGTGTAACCTCACTCTTGAGACACAAACTTCAATTCGTGATAACATTGAGGAAATCCTCTCAACAATGGGGGAAGCAGAACTTACTTGGGACGCTAGTGGGTCTTACAAACTCCTTTTGGACTACCCAACAACCCAAGGAGAGTCCGACGCCCTCGTTACCCAAACCTTCACTGAAGATGACTTGCTAAGAACTAACGTTGAAACCACGTTCCCAAACGCAGTTGAACGCTACAACTTTGTAACGGTTAGCTTTAAAAATGAGAACAAGAACTTCAAGTCAGATACTGTTTCTTGGCCACAAAAGGGTGATTCGGTTTACGCAACCTACCTCGCCGAGGATAACGGTCAACCTTTCGAAACCTCTGTGTCTCCAAAAGGTATCACAGATGCTTACCACGCCTTAGCCTACGCTGAACAGTTGGTTCGTGCTAGCCGCTCTCTGTATACAATTTCTGTAGACACCAATCGAAAAGGTGTCTTAACAGAACCGGGCGACTTTATCAGAATTGATACCCCTACAGCGGATATAGCCTCTACTGACATCTTTCTGGTGAAGGAAGTGCAAATTGGTAAAGACTTTAATACGAGGCTTATAGCTAACAAGTTTGACTTCACAACCTTAGCTTGGAACATCGCAGATGGTACAGCCTACCCTGAAACAGATAACTATGATTTCAGAGTGCCGCCTGTAACCAACCTTCAGATTGGTGTTGTACCTGTCGTTACTAGCGCAGGGGTCACAAACCTCTCTTGGGATTTTGCTGAAGGTTCTTCTTATAACTTTGAAGTAAGCTATCGTGCGACAGGGGGTACAGATTTTCTTGCCTATGGCACAACCCGAAACAACTACTTTGAAGTTGGGGCACTAGAAGGGTTTGAAACAACTACCCAGTACGACTTCAGGGTAGTAGTAATTTCTGCTTTAGGAACTCGTTCCCTAGCCTCCTTCTTAGAAAACGTGGAAGTCCTCTCTAAGCCGGGTTCTGCCCAGAACCTCGCTGTCGCTGATGAAATCTACAATACCAACACTGCAGCGGGTATCAAGTCACGAGCAATACTTAGCTGGTCCACAGGTTCCTCAGGGACAGCTGCCGA